TCAATTTTCGGTTCATTTTAAACACGTATATATAAGTAAGCCTAAGCCTAAGCAAAATAAGCCTAAGCCTAAGCAAGCCTAAGCCTAAACGTAAAAATCCAGTTTCCAGTTCGTACACTTCGTACACTTGGTGCACTTCTTCTTGAAATCAGTGTTTTTCAAGACGCAGGTATTTTGCTTGATTATAGGGAGTAGGTGTAGCAAAACTTTCCCTTTAGGGTTATGGTTTCCAGTAGTCCTGCATCTAGCTTTGCTCTCAACCTCTTAACAAATGGCTTGTACTTTCCTTTGTATTTAGTCCTCATGGCTCTTGAGTGATAGGTTTTTCCAGTTTCTGGGTCATAGAATCCTTTGTCATCTGGGGTCATCCCTATCATTTTGAAGTTAGAAGCTTTGTAGATTGTTCCGCCATGCCCGTACATTGGATCAGCGTAACTAACAATTGTCTTAACGGTTTTAATGTTTAGCTTTATCCACCTTAGACAAAAACCAATAACCCTGCTCTCTGAGTTCTTTCCACAGTCATCTAGCAAAACCAAACGTCTAAGCTCTAAAACCTCTGCCTCGCTATTCCCAAACTTTTTCCACGCAGTTGTACTGAGCTGACCGAACAACACCGCACCAACAAGCAAGGTATTGTGCTCAACCTTGAAGCATTGTGTTACTTTGACACCATTTATGCTTCCAGAGTAGTGATTATTTACAATGAACTCCCTCACCTCTTTCGCTTCACATGGAATTATTTCTAGGTCTCTGGCTTTCATAAATTTTAATTCTCTAATAACTAAATCCCTAAGGGCAATAGCAAAATTTGTTGCTTGACATCAGCATAAAAACCTGATCAGGGGTAGGGATGTCACCATCAAGGGGGATATGGATCTCGTCCCGAATACTCAGCGATCCCAAAATACGTCAACTCGACAAGCTGATCCTAGGCTACGTGCAGGGGTTCGGTGAGGAGAGCTGCTTTGCCAGCAATCGTGCAATAGCAGACCTGCTGGGTGTCCAGCATCCTAGGAGCATTCAAAACAGAATCTCGTTCCTAGTTCAAAAGAAGTACCTAAGAAAAGTAGGATCACACAACTACCGAAAATTACACATAGGAGACAAATTAAAATAATCATGAGCTTGTACTCAATGAATCAAAACCAGCGAACAACAGCAGCAGTCCTAAAATGTGCTGAGGAACTATTCTCAGTCACTTCTAATGACCTAAAAAAACGATGCAGAGTCGAACCATTGCCGTCGATTCGAGCGGTGGTTTGCTGTGTGCTACGGGAATACGACGTGTCCGCGAGAACATCGGCTCCGTTAATAGATCGAGATCGCACTAACATCGAGCACTATTTTGCATCCCACGCTGATAGACTGACGGTAGACAGGGATTACAGGGAAAGTTTTGAAGCGTTGTTAAAAACATCAAATGATGTACTGTAGTGCACTAAATGATGTACTGTAGTGCATCAAATGGTGCAGATATAGCTAACTTTATAAATAAAGTATAACTAAATAACTGTAACAGTAGTCTAGTTTTTTAGGTAATTAATTAAATGAACATTAACAATAGCTCAAGAAAGTCTAAGGTGTAAGTTAAGTTCCCCGTCGGGGGACGTAAATCCGTAGAGATTTTCTTTAAGTTTCCCCGCTAACCTATTAAATAACTGTAAAGTTCGCGTAAGTTCTTGACAGCGTAGCGTAAGTTCCACAGGGTGCAGCTCATGAAGATAGCAATACTATGTGAGACAAGCGGCACAATCCGCGAGCTAATGAGAGAGAAGGGACACGATGTTGTTTCATGCGACATACTCCCCGCTGATGATCTATCGCCAAGCGATGCGCACCACTGGCAGGGTGATGCCATGAAATTCCTACAGGATAGTGACGATGGAGAGTTCGATTTGATAATTGGACATCCTCCGTGCCAGTACTTGGCAGTCTCAGGGAACGCTCATCACGCCAATACGGAGAACAGAGCTAATGCCATGAAGTGGACAGAGGATCTCTGGAAGCTAGCTAAACGCAAAGCAAAAAGGGTGGCTTTCGAGAACCCAGTAGGAGTACTGGGGCACACCGAAATGGGCAAGGCTACGCAGTACATTCAGCCTTGGATGTTCGGAGAGCCAGAGTCCAAGAAGACTGGATTGTGGTTGCACAATTTGCCAAAACTTAAGCCTACTTGCATTCTTTTTAAGCCAGAGTGCGGGTACTGGGAAAATCAAACTCCATCAGGCCAGAATAAGCTTGCACCTAGCCCTGATAGGTGGAAGGTGCGCTCAAAGACATACCTTGGGGTGGCCCAAGCTATAGTCGGTCAATGGGGGGATCTGGCCTAATGGACTCAGAAATAATACGATTTATCGCAGGGGCAATTGTATTGATTGCTCTTTTATTCACTAACCAACCAAAAAACAAATAACAAATATGTTAAACACCAAGAAGGCAGTGGGAGCCGAAAATCCCACAATATCGGGTCTGTTGGAGCAGACTCTTCGGGCCATTAAGCCCGACACGCAAATCGAATTCGAAGCCGCAATGTGGTTTCACGAGGTCGAGGAAAAACAACGAGTCTCTGAGCAGGAGATGGCAGAATATTATGAGAAAGGGGCAATCTATGATCGCTGAAGGATTATCTAGGGTCACTGATCCCGTATCGTCAAAAGAAGCTGGGACTGAAACAGTAGCATCAGGAACGGCGAAGGATCATAGAAATCGAATTTTATCAGTGATGGGCACTGAGCCTTTAACGAATTGCCAACACGCACAGTTGGCAGGGCTGGCTCAGGATCAGACCACCAGACGCATGACGGAGTTAGATAGATTGGGATTGGTAGAGCGTGGGCCTTTCGTTAGATGCCCAATTCTGGGCAGAAAAGCTGGAACTTGGAAAAGGATATAAAACATGAAACTTGATAAAAAAACTTACGGAATTTACAAGTCAGAGCTTCCGAGCCCTAAACATGATGGGTACTGTCCTGTCATTAACGGAGAGGCGGTTGGAAGATACCGTTATTTTTCAGTAGCGGAATCTGTACCTGCTCATCAAATAGTGCAGTACAGGGATCTGGAGAAGTTCGGTTACAAAAAAACCGAAAAAAACTGGAAGGAGGAACACAATGCTAGACGTAGGTAGCGTAATCACATTCAGGCTACAGCCAGCCGACATCCTTTATGCGGGTCAAGTTATCCGCCTGAAGGAGCTTCAGGACTCGGACTACAAGGTCGAGGTTCGGGGTCGGTCAGGAAGGACTCTCGTCCTAGACAGTTTCCACGAAAGTGGGGGTATGATCTGGCCGAATTACACCCACGCCGACACCTACGTTGAGGACGGGTGGGAGGCTCTTTGCGAAAAAAAGCTCGTTGACACGTACTATTTCGATGCGGTAAAGGCGCGAGCTGAAGACAAAAAAAAGCGAGAAAATCGCAAGAAATCAATGTTTAAGGAGGATTATAATGCAGAAAATGAACCATTGCACATCAGAAAAATCCCTTGAGGAAGCCCTTGAGGAGTACCTAGAAGCCCGCAGTGAACAGATGTGGGAGAACCCAGTCCTTGTCTCTTTTTGGGATGGAGAGGACGTACTGTTCGAGAGTGGCCCAGCGGACTTTTTCCGCAGTACTAGGCTACAGCAAATCATAACGTGGGACATAGAGGAGGACATCTGTGGCCCTTGGGAAACTGATGCGAGCAAGATCGTCTGTGCTGTTGCAGATGATTTAATTAAGGACTCTCTGTACGAGATGTCAGGATTCGAAGTTTATAGTTAAAAAAAATGAGTACACCACAAGAAATTAACGTAGCGTTATCGGGTCAAATTGATACCGTGATGAGCAAATACTTTCCAAACGCCAAAAAGCGTGGGGATAAATACGATATGGGGGATCTCGATGGGTCTCCAGGAAAAAGTTGCGGAGTTTTCCCCGTTAGAGGAGGAGGCAAAGGTAGCGTATATCTTGCAAAAGACTCAGCCACAGGGGATTGTATACCGATACTGTCATTGATGGCACGGAAGTTTCCGAGCTGGAAAGAGGCGTTCACCGAGGCGAGGAGGATGTGTGGTCTACACGACATAAAACCTGCCCTGAAAGTTGAACGTCCTTCTGTTGATAAGGACAGCAGCACTGCTTTAGGATCTATGCGTGGCACGGAGGCGATGAAATACCTATCGCAGGAGCGTGGCCTATCCGAGGCTGTACTACAGAAGTACGGAATCCGATCACATAAGCGGTACAGTTCAGTGAACGAGGATTTCTGGGCCGCTAGGTTCTATGATGCTGATGGGAACTACGTGATGCTTAAAAGCACGGGAGTTCTGAGAAAGGATGGTAAAAAAGACATCTGGAGCACTAAAGCGTGGCATACTCTATGGGGGTGGCCGAACGTAACGGACAACGACAGAAACATTTTAATCACCGAGGGCGAGATAGATGCTATGTCCTGGGATCAGATGGATGTAGGGATGCCGTGTTTATCCGTGCCGAGTGGAGTATCGAACCTAGGATGGATTGATAACGACTACGAGGCTTTGTCCTGTTTCGAGAACATATATATTGCTATGGACAACGACGAAGCTGGGCAGAAAGCAGCAAAAGCGATAGCCAAACGATTAGGATTACAGAGGTGTCGGACGGTGCAGTACCCAGAGGATGTGAACGACGCTAATGATTTACTGCGTAAGCGTCCTACAGATGCTCCTGATCTAGTACAAGCGGCGGAGTCCAACGATCCTCCTACGCTACGCACAGCAGCAAGCCTAGGGGCCGACGTTGCTGATGAGGTACACAGATACGAGTCCGAAAAGGCTCATAACCCATTTATGTGGCCTGAGCTTCCATTTAGATTACGTGAGGGCGAGTTGGTTACACTGGGCGGTTACGCAGGTCACGGCAAATCTCAGTTGATGTACCAGATGGTACTGCACGAGATGGTAGCAAATGATCGCAGGGGATGTGTTGCATCGTTTGAGATACCTAGTTCGTCGATGCTGATGCAGATGCTATGGATGCAGAACGGTAAATGCCCAAATCCTGACAAGATCGAGGACGAGGTGCGGGTT